GACAGTGCCCGCAGCATTACTGCTGACGGGGGGCCTGCTTGCGTCAATGCATGCTGCCGCCGATGATTCCGTTTTTACTGTCATGGATGACCCTTCCAGCGCGAAAAAAACCTTTGAAGGTAACCTGAACGCGGGATATCTCGCCCAGTCAGGCAACACAAAAAGTTCTTCTTTAACCGCAGACACCACCATGACCTGGTACGGTGAAACCACGGCGTGGTCTCTGTGGGGAAATGCCAGCAATACCTCCTCAAATGATGAGCGTTCATCAGAGAAATATGCCGTAGGTGGTCGTAGTCGTTACAACATGACTGACTATGACTATCTCTTTGGGCAGGCAAGCTGGTTGACCGACCGTTACAACGGCTATCGCGAGCGTGACGTGCTGACCGCCGGTTATGGTCGTCAGTTCCTTAACGGGCCAGTACATAGCTTCCGTTTTGAATTCGGTCCTGGCGTGCGCTATGACGAGCATACGGATGGCACCACTGAAACACAGCCGCTGGGCTATGCGTCCGGGGCCTATGCATGGCAGATGACGGACAATACCAAGTTTACTCAGGGTGTGTCGGTATTCGGCGCTGACGATACCACACTCAACTCTGAAACTGCCCTGAACGTTGCCATCAACGAACACTTTGGGTTAAAGGTGGCTTACAACGTGACCTGGAACTCTGAACCACCGGCAACAGCGCCGGAGCATACCGATCGCCGCACGACAGTTTCCCTCGGCTATCGGATGTAGTGACAAGCCGGGTCAAATAAATGGCCTGGCTTTTCTAAATTAAAGTTAAGTTTATTTAATATTTAATTTGCGTTTTATTTTTCTACCTGGCCATAACGCGCTATTTTCAGACGAATTCGATTAATCGATAAATAAACGAAACCGGAACAGCGGGTGAGCGTCATTTAGCCCCAGATCATCGCAGCCCAGCGCAGCATCAACATGGCCGCACAAATAACGAGCAGAATCACAACCATCTTCCAGTGTTTCTTCGCAAAGCGATTTGTGGGCATTGTTTTTTTCCTGCTCAGATTAGATGACTTTCTGCAAGTGTAACAAAGACGTCAGGGTGTCAGTGAATTGATTTACATCATAGAGCGCGCGTTGATTGTTGCTTTGATCGGCTCGAAATGCCGTGTACACTGTGAAACGGTGTTATCAAAAAGCGGGTGTAGGTCCAGTGTAGCCATTGAGGCAATCAGTGACATATTTCGCAGAGTGAAGCGGGAATCAGCCCACACCTTTTTGATAATTTTAAATATTGAATCTTTGTATGTGATCTTACGTGTAAGTACCATCCAGAATTTCACCTCATTCCTGTCTGTTCCTACCTGTTTCACCAATTCCGCATCACATCTAACTTTATTCAATTTACCCGTTTCAATTTAGTTCATCTTGTCCTCGTTCGTGTCGTAGAATCTGTGTACCAAATCGTGTACCAATTCCGACAAAGCTGAACAGGGACAAGCATGCCTCTCAACGATACCAAGCTCAGGCGTATAGCTGGCAAGCCATATGATGGACCAGAGGAGATAGCTGACGGTGGTGGACTTTCTGCCAGGATCAGCCCAAAGGGACTTATCACCTTTCAGTACCGCTATCGCTTCAACGGGAAACCGGCCCGGCTAAAACTTGGCACCTACGGCAAGATGTCTATCAAAGAAGCGCGTGACGCGATGGAGGAATGCAAGGGCTGGCTGGAAGAGGGCCGCGACCCGGCAATACAGCGGAAGAAAGTCAGGGACATCGTATCCAGTTCTCCGAGCATCAGCACCCTCGTTGATGAGTGGCTTGAAACACCGTCAGTGAAAGAGATGGTGAAGTACGAATACTGGAAGCGGATGCTGAAGCTTCACGTTACCGACAATTACGGTCGACTGATAGCAGATGAGATGAGCCCTGTTGAGTGGGAGCAGATATTCCTGCGCATAACGAAAGGTGGTTCTCCGGTTCAGGCCGGTAACGTTCTTGTGAAGATGAAACAGGTGATCCGCTATGCGCTACGCCGAAAACGAATTACTTCAAATTCGCTAATGTTGCTTGAGATTAACGATATCGGTAGCCGTCCTGATGACGGGGAAAGATTCCTGAATGACGAAGAGATAGGCGCGTTCTGGAATGCCATAGATAAAACCAAGATGTCATGGCAAAACAAAATGCTGATCCGCCTTGTGGCGCTTACCGGATGCCGAGGTGTTGAGTTGAGGCTGGCAAGGAAGGGTGATTTTGACCTGAAGGCGAGGGAGTGGGTAATACCGAAAGAGAACTCGAAAACGCGTAAACGCTTTGTGCGTGGGATTTCTCAGCTGGCGGCCGATTATCTGCAGAAGGTTTTTGATGTGTACCCCGATCAGTCAATCGTGTTTCCACCGGCTAAGCTGCAGGTGGACAGGCCTATGTCAGCCAGTACATTGATTTCCATCGCGGGGCAGGTGGAAGAGATCATGGGTGGGGAGCACTGGTCTCTGCACGACCTGCGCAGAACGTGCAAAACAAAGATGGCTGAGCTTGGCGTTGCGCCTCACGTATCAGAGAAGATACTCGGACATAAGCTAACGGGGATGCTGGCTGTCTATGACCAGTATGATTACATCCACGAGCAGCAGGCAGCGGCAGAATTGTGGGCTGAGAAAATTCAGGCGTGTGCAGCCAGTAACCCTTTATCTTTGCAGAACTGAATAACTTCTACATAGCGGAAGAGAGCGCCGCCTTTAGGTGGGTGGATTTCTTCCACTTCCTGCGGGAATGGTGTGCCGGATTCTTCCCACTGTTTGCGCTTACGATAAAACGTGGTTCTGGAGATACCACCAAGCATCTCCTGAACGCGCTCACGGTTAACCAGAACCGGTTGAATGCTGATTGTTGTTTGCATGCTTTTCTCCAGGCAAAAAGAATGCCCTCACAATGGAGGGCAAATGGTGGATAACGTGGCAGTGCATTCGCACCCAATAGCCAGCTCATAACTGGCTATCAGTTGCGTCAGTCGTCTTCATCGTCCCACCAATCCTCGTCATCGCCTTCATGACAATCGGCGAGAAGCGGATTTGTAGCTGATAGCATGTCACTTGCTGCTCCACGGCGTTGAAGTCTTCTTAGCGCCTCGTATAGCTCGAAGGCTTCAGTTCTCTCATCGCCGATTTCCAGAGAACAAGCCACCTGATGAGCCTCGGGAACGAGTTCTGCTAACTTGTTGCGAATATCCTGAATGGTGCTCATATCTCTCCTCATGCCGCCCGCATAGCGCGGAGGCGTTTTAAGTGTTCTGCTGTTTCGATTTCTTCGGCGATCCGCTCGGCTTGTGCTTTGGTCAGAGGCTCGAATTCTTGGTTGAAGCGGCCCATGCTAGCGATGCAGGTACGACCGTTGCGGATGTAGTGGATTACTTCGTGGTAGCTCGGAGGATTTTGCAGGGCGCGCCGTGGGGATCTGCGTACCAGGTATTAGGCTGGATTATCCTGAACATTGGGAACCACCTTAAATTCGATTACCCAGACCCATGGGTTAGATTCCCAGTTGTCGGCACCGTAGATGCTCATCCAAAGGTCACGGAAGTTAATGCGATATTCCCAGCCTGGAAGAACTCCTCCAGAAGGCGGCTTGATGCCTTCAGACTTTGCATCGTCCTCACTCAGATCTCTAAGTCGCTCAACACGCACGTCGGTAATCTCCAGTGTGATACGGCTGGCCCAGCGCGGCATGTGAATGGATGGATGCCAGCCGCAATGCAGATTATCGTCAGCATCGTAAAACTCTGGCGCAGGATTACCATCAGCCCTGTAGACACAAAATTCTGGCTTCTCAAATTTAGAACTGTCTTCGAGATACGACTCCATGTGTTCGTAATCGAATAGCGGTCCCTGATAGGTCTCGCGCACCCAGATGCGATCGCCAACTTCTCCATAAGGACAGCCGAACACTTTTGAACGCATCTTTAGGCCGCGCGCATCTGACTGCGACCAAAAATACTTCCCGTTATCTCTACCATTTTTGGAGTCAATTACCCGGCGCAATCCCAGCTCTGAATGCTCAGGCTGAATCGCCATAATCCGCCGCGTCTGCGTTTTCCGTCCGTCGAGAATGGCGCGCACCATCTCGCCGTTAAAAATCATTCCGCGCTCTTTCACAGGATCCCCCTCTGCTTATTTCTCAATTCGATTTCTTCCTGGCAACTGGAGCATGTCTGGCAGCCGAGAACGGCAGCGCGCCGCGGCTCAGGAATTGGCTCGTCGCATTCCGCGCAATGCTCAGCTGATACGGCGTTGTGGTCGATGCGGTGAGCGGAGAGGGCAGCGTTACGCTGAAGCTCTTCAATCTCTGCTGCGGTATCGATGATGTCGGCCATGGTCAATGCTCCCTGAACTGTCGGTTAATTCGGTTGAAGGTGAACGCCATCAATAAAAAAGGCCGCGATAGCGACCTTGTGATTCGTTTGGTTAGCGTCATGATTCGACTCCGTATCGGCCTTGCATGCGACCGATGCTGCTAACGAATGCCACCAGGCTAATACCCAGCGGCGCAATTTTCTGGTGATGCTTCTTGATGATTGGCGGAACTACTGCATTCCATTTCGGCTTAGGCCTGCATTTCATCGCCTGCTGAATCTCTGCCACGCATTTACGTCCCTGTGCTCTCACTACGTTGTTTTGCTCTGGTGTCATGCAGCCTCCCGTCGAGCGAGAAGTTTCGCTCCGAAAGTCATTAATTCGTCCCGCTCCACAGTTGCGAAGTGGCAGTGTGTGCGCGGGTACGGATGCCAGATAATGAGCATACTGCCTTTATTATTTCCGCTGACCGGCTTACCGGTGACCGGGTTGATAAATGCCAGCCGCCCGGCGGTGATAAAGCGAACTTCGCTGGCAGACTGAATAGCTTCCCGGAACCAGCCAACCGATGTGTCAGCAGGAACCAACATGACGGTGCCGATCTGATTCTTGCTCTCCGCTGCGGCTTTCTTCACAAACGGCGTGATGTCGCTGTATGGGGGATTCATCCAGGCATAGCCGGGAATGGTGAGGTAATCAGTCCACGGCGTTTCCAGCGTGTTCTGCTCGGCGGTGATGAACTTTCGACACAGTGTATTGTGCGGCGCGGCGGCCGCGTCCAGTTGAAAGCAGAACTCAGCATCCAGCGCGGTGAAGAGTGCCGGTGGTGTGCGCCACAAATCACGCTGATCTGCTGGCGTGTTGCTGCCTGTGTAATCGGTCATTAATCCTCCCGTTCAGGATTTTTCACACCCCATCCATTCCGCTCAATATTCACCTGCATCCGCTTATCTCCGACCTCTTCGATACTCCGACCGGTAATCTCGGCTACTTCTGCGTTGGTGTAGCGCATGAGTATTGCTAACTCTTCCGTTGACCATTCACGCATAGTTAATCCTCCGGAGCGGGCCAGTGCGTCACGCTTGCTTCTGACTGAGTAAATGGAGCGACCGGTTGCTGTGGCTATCTCTTCCTCTGAGAACCGACCAAAGAGATGAAGCTCGGCTGGCGTCCATGGTCTGCCGGTCATTCTGCTGATAAGTGGCGCGCCGATACGTGATGCCTGGCGAGTGACTGCTGATTCGGAGCGCTCAAGCTTTTCTGCGATAACATGAACCGGCATTGTTCTGCCGACTTCATGCAGGAACAGGTTTTCCCACGGTTGCCAAAGTTCGCTCATTGGTTCTCCTTAAGGCGATACACACAGCCGCCGATCGTTCCGTTTCCCCATTCCTCAGCGATCAGGTGTTGTTGTATCTGGTCCAGCGCCGGGCCCGAGATGAATGTTTGTTGCATCTCTAAGTTAGGTGCCCATCCCTCGTAATATGGCTCGTGGTAATTGAGGGTGATTCCTTCTGAGTGGCTTAGTGCGCCTGCTGAAGTTTTCCATCTATGGAACGCAGTGATATTGTTCCGCGCGTCCTTGCGCAGAATGCTGAGGATAGTTTCTGGAGTCATATCGATAACGGCGATGCCGCCCGCTGTTAGATAGGAGAGGCGGTTATGCCGCCTGTTTTAATTCTCTGATTCGAATGCCGGTAACGTCTTTGCACTTCGCCTGATGCTCAGCAAATCCGTTTAACAACTTCCACGTTTCTTCATAACGAGCTTTCAATTTCACGCCGTCGTTTTCTTTGCTGGCATATTGGGAGAAATCGGCGAGCACCTTATCAGCGTCCACGTCTTGAGGTGGTTCTGACTCGTTGATTTGATCTGGTGACTGTGGTTCTGGCTGATGAACAACTGATCCGTCAGGTAATGCCCAGGCTGGAAGGGCAGGCGGTTTCCAGTAAAACACGCCAGCCTCTTTTGACTTGGCGTAATGGAATCCTGGTGCCCGCTGTGCCGATACAATGGCGAAGCCTTCCTCCAGGTTGTAGAGGTAACGCCCGATACCCCACTGGACAGCTGCCCGCTTCATAGCTCCTGAGCGCCCACCTTTAACTGCTTCTACTTGCGTGTTTTCGGCTGCGTCCCACTTGGTGATCCACTCGCCATCAACCTTTATGGAAATACCGCACTCAACACCTCCATTGTTCGGGATATCGCGATACTCGTTACGCCATCCAGCCTTACCACATACCTCATCAAGGCGCTTCATGATTGCCCTGTTGGTTACGTAGGCCAGCACTTTTGCCCAGATACCGTTATTATTTTTTCCAGCCTGCTGAATGCGCCATTCAATATCTTCACTGGCAAATGGCGCATCTAACTGATCCAGATTCATGTAAAATCCCCCGCAAATTCGGCCATGCTGATAATCGGATCCTGTCGCTCAGCAGCCAGGTTAACCGGCTCATCTCTTTCATCTGGAGCAACGGGAATCACATCAGCCATAAGCCGGATGAAAGCATCATCATCCCATCGCTCTGCAACGCTCATGCCGCTTTCTCCTGATGTGTGATTACATAACCCTGCTCAGTAAGCCATTCGAGAACTACAGCTCCGTCCAATTGCGGGAGAACTTCTCGTGTGTCTACTGTCCCATCAAGCATCACACCATCAAGCTCCAGGACCTGATTGCGTTGGCTGTCCAGATATCCATGAGCGTGGTCATATTTGAGTTTCAGTTTCATATGCACCTCAGTAGTTAATTTGTGTTCTCGGTACCAGGCCATCCATCAGCGCCTTCAGGACTTCGATAGCCTGTTCGCGTGAGATGCTGGTATTAGCGGTGAGTGCGTTAACGATTTCAGTGCCAACAGCCTTGCGGTGCTTAACGTCCGCTTCACGCTTTGCCTTTTCATCAGCGAAGCGTTTCTCTTCAGCCAGTCGCGCTACTTCTTTCGCTTCAGCTTCACGCTTAATGCGATCTGCTTCTTCTTGTGCTTTACGCTTCTCTGCTTCGATAGCTTCCTGCTTTTCACGTTCTGCACGCGCAACTGCTGCTGCAGCCGCATATTCAGCGCGTTCCCGTTCTTGCTTAGCCAGTAATTCAGCCTGTGCTCTTGCTGCAATCGCATCCTCTTCACGCTTCTTCGCTGCCGCCAGTTCAGCAGCTGCTTTCTCTTCGGCTTCGCGCTTAGCTTGTTCAGCTGCCTGCCGCTTCAACTCTTCTTCATGAGCAATGCGCTGGCGTTCGGATTCTTCAGCTTTCTCTTTGGCTTCACGGTCATGTTTTTCGTTCATGAGCAGGGCAATCTCGTGGTCGGACTCAAACCGCTTACGGTCTTCCTCGGCCTTAATCCTTGCCTGTTCCTCAGCCTTGATGCGCTCTTGCTCTTCTTCCCATTCAGTGAATGGCTGGCGAGCTTTATCGCGCAGTGCATCCAGCCGATCGCGTACCGTTTTGCGATTGGCATCGATAAGCTTCGGAACCTCTTTGAGGTCTGCCACTAAGTCCTTACCTAAACCATCCAGGTAAGACTTGGTTTGAGATACCCGGTAGGCCAGTGAAGCAATCTCTTTACGCCCTTTGGCTGTGGTGACGTCCGGCACAAAGGACATAACTTCACGCTCAACCTTTGCCAGAATCTCTTCAATCTGGTCTGCCGACTTGAAAACGGTGAGGGCGTTAGCCCTCTCGATAACGACTAAATCCGTTACTTCACTCATGGTCTCTCCTGAAATTTGGTTGTGCGCTTCCCGTCTGCGATAGCCGGACGAGTAGGGGGAATGTGGTGGGTATTACTTTCCGAGTGCTTTTGCGATGGCGGTTCGAGCTTTATCAAAACGGCAAATGCATTCGAAATCGTGGCCGCATGATTTCGAATTTCCTGACGACTCAGACATGAAGTCTTGCAGAGCTTCCAGTAATTCAGGTGCCGCTGATATTAATTGTGCATCCTCTCGTTCGTTTCTGGTTGCAATTTCAATGTACGTGTCGCCCATAACTACGCCGTGAAATGTCGTCATCATTTCATTCACATTTCTGATTGTGTATTTCCACAGCCCCGGTGTTCCTTTGAATTCACTCATAATCATTTCCTGTGCCACGGAAAACCAATTGCCGCCTTCATATCGTTGTAGGCCGACATCCACATCACCGAATCACCTATGAATCTGGCGATTAGCGCTTTGTTCTGAGCTGCACGAAGCATGTTGTGATTAATCATGATTTACCCTCTGCGCTTAAGCCGCGCCGCTGAACGTAAAGACCTCTGCATGCAATTTTCATCGCTGCAAAATTAGTAAGCGGTGGATAGCCGCCGTGATAACAGAGCACCCTCGTGAAGGCGCTGTGGTATCAGCAATAAAAAAGCCGCTTGTCAGGCGGCTCTAAGTTTCTTGACGAAGTTCATACAGGCTGTAGGGCTGCATGTTCTCCATGTTGTTTTATGCTGCATCCTTTTGCTCGGCGGGTAGTACGCGACGGTTCCATTTGGCGTCCTGAATATCAGGGTGTTTTCCCCCTCCTCAAACTCAACCCCGTTTCGTAGAAAGAACGACTTCATTCCATCGTGAGCGGAGTTTCTTGCCACTCTCCGCCGCTCTTTTAGCTCTGGCTTCATATCGCGCCAAAACTCCCCCATCGTGTAATCATCGTCTTCCATCGCCTTACCCTCTGTTTGTATCGTGAGCTAATAAAAAGGCCGCCAGTTAGGCAGCCTGTATGATTTCCAGATTTTTCAGCGTTGCTCCAGCCACCCAAGCCCAATACATCCAGTGGTCACGGGCATCGCCCTCATCCTCTGCTTCAATAATCCGATCGAACTCTTCGTCATTCCACTGACCGGTACATCGAAAGTGATTTGCACTCATTGCCTCACCTCATAAGTTAATTAACGCGCCGTAACCGATTTGCTCGGAATCCTTTGTGGTGCGGCGCCGGGTTGCTTATCTTCCCGGTTACTGTCTGGCAGTTGCATTTCACCGCACTACAAAACATTCCGTTTGCATCCAATTGCCGTTCATCCTGAACCCGCCTGGTGCCCGACGCATGGTTTACTGTCGCGCCGTTCGACTGACCGAAACGCTGTGTTGTTCCGATGGGGTAATTAAACATCATGTGGATTTGATAGTCAACACGGTGTGGATTAATTATGTTGATTTTATTCCTTCCTGTTGATTTGTATGTTTATTTATTTTTGTGCTTTGTTGGTGTTATGCTCAGAAAAACATCAAAGAGGGCTTTGTTATGGGTTTAGGAATGGATATGGGACGGGATGAGCTATTGGACGATCGTGCAGCTTTCATTGCTGGCGAGATTGGCGGAGCAGTTGCTGAGTTGATTATTGGCGGGGTGGTTATTAGTCGGGATGCGATTGTGGATAGCCTGGAAGCCAAGAGGAGGTCGGTGGGTAATGTTATTCACAAGGGATTACTGAGGGATGCTGCGGAGTTCGTGAGGAAAGGGAAGTAAAAACCCGGCGCGGTGGCCGGGTCACTTACTATCTATAGCAATACAGAGTACCAGAATACGCGACCAATGATTTCTACATCAGCTTCGTTCGCTGTCTCATCTTCCCGGTTAAAGCTGCGTATAGTCAGCATTCCACCAGGATTGCGATATAGCTGTTTTATGCGCTTCAACTTATCGTCTCCGCCACCTGGCTGAGCGATAGCATAAAGTTTACCATCGACTATGCGCTTATTATTCGTGTCTACCGCAACGGTTGTCCCATCAGGTATTACTGGTTCCATGCTGTCACCGGTTGCCGGGAAACAAAGAACGCCAGAACCATCGCTATTTGCCCCAACGCGACGCAATGTTGCCTTTGAGAACCTCAGCTTAAAACCGTTATGATCTTCGCTATGTACGCGCCCATCACCACATGCAAATTCAATGTCCTTAAGGAACGGCACTTCAACCTCATCATCTGGTAGTGGCGTGTTCTTGTCCCATGCGTCTACGGTTCCCCATTCTGATTCAGGAGGGATCCCAGCATCATCAGTTATCTTTGGTGATCCCTTGCCATTTAAAAGCCAGTCTAAAGAATACCCATACTTCTCTGAAATTTGCTGAGCAGCCTCACGGCTTATGGAGTCACGCTTAATCCAGTTATTGACAGTCTGCGCACTCGTAGAAAGCTGTTCAGCTAAATCCTTCTGCTTCATATTTTCTCTGGCAAGTAAATGCCGGATTCTTTCTGCAATTCCACTCATAAAACCTCCGCTTCCCTCCATGGTAAACATGATGTGTATTTTTTCCATCATCATGATGTTGATTTAATCCACGCCATGAATTAACATGGTGTTGATTAACGTTAACTGGAGTAAGACATGATCAACAAACCGAAGACTGTTACTCCTCTTGACATGGCTATCAGTGCTGTTGGTGGTTCTCAGAAAATCCTAGCCGAAAAGGTAGGGGTTACTCCTCAGGCCATCAACATGCTTAAAAAGCGAGGCGGAAGCCTCCCGGTTACCAAGATGCGCAAATACGAAGAAGCGACCGGTCTGTCAAAGGAAGTGCTGTATCCAGGCATTTTTACTGCCTAAAAAATCTCTTTAAAAATATTACCGAACGGCCCGGTATATGGTCGGGTGCCCGGCGTGGTCATGGATGACTGTCAATGGTGCACGATAAAAAGAACAAACATTTATCAATTAACTATTTCACACCAAAGGAATTATCACATATGGAAAACTCAATTAATCGCAACAAGGCCAATGCCCAGCGCATTTTGTCCTGGTTGCTTAACCAAATCGCCATGAAAGGTGGCAACAACGTAGCTAAAGAGATCGGCGTCGATAAGGCACAGATAACCCGCTGGAAAGAAACGTGGCTGCCGAAGATGGCAATGATGCTGGCAGTTCTGGAATGGGGTGTCGTTGATGACGATATGGCGCGGTTGGCAAGAGAAGTAGCTGCGGTGCTCACAAAGAAAAAATCCCCGGCGGCAACCGAGGATTCAGATCAAATCACCATGCAATTCTGAGTCGAATAACTGGATCAATTCACAGGAGTAATTATGCACCTAAATGCCTTTGAAAGACAACCAGGCATACTCGAAGAAATGGCCATCCCTACAGATTTTCGAATGGCTGGTTGGGTTTATATCCTCAGCAACGAATATATGCCTGGTATTTTTAAGGTTGGAATGACGACAACCAGCCCGGAAATCAGAGCGAAAGAACTATCGTCAGCAACTGGCGTTCCTTATCCATTCAAGGTCGAAGCTGCCTTTCACTGTGAAGACCCATCAAGATCTGAACGTGAAATTCACGAAGCCCTTAATGAAGTAAGAATTAACGAGTCGAGAGAGTTCTTCAAAGACGATCTCGATGAAATCAAATATGAGTGTGAATGCCTTTGCGAAGCAAAGGTGGATGGCACGGTTGAAGACCTTGCAATGACTTACTCCGTCATCTCATTCGAGAAGCTTTCCAACTTAAACCTACCTGACCTGTTTGAAGATATTGGCATTAGCGTGTTCGGAGATCGCCTGGCCATTGCTGAGCGTCTTATCAGAATTGGGGCGCAGGTGGTCAATGAAAACTTCAACAACCGAGGTCTCGCTTTGGTCTTTGAAGACAATAAAGCGTTCGCCGTCATGGATGCAGAAACCTCATTCAGGATCAAGGAAGAGGAAGCGTTGAGAGAATGGGAGGCTAAGCAAATAGCAGTCGGTATTTATGGTCCACAACTTCCCCCAGTAGAGGAACCAATTCCTTTTTAGCGCAGGTGAATTATGAGCATGAATTTAATGGCGAAAGCCATGAGTATTAAGGTTGGAAATCCTCTAAGGAAGTTGGTGCTCATCAAACTGTCTGATAATGCGAATGACAAAGGTGAGTGCTGGCCATCATATCAACACATAGCCGATCACTGCGAATGCAGTAAAACAGCCGTTAGAAATCATATCGATGCACTTGAAATGATGGGGCTTCTTAAGCGGGAAAATCGCATAGGAGTAGCGAACGGAAAGGGTAATACATCCAATGTTTATTACCTGAATCTTGATGCTACCCCTGTGCCACTAAAAAGCACAGGGCTATGCAATCACGTTGCACCCCCTATGCCACCAGATGGCACACCCCCTATGCCACCAGATGGCACCAGAACCAGTCACTCTTTTGAACCAGTCAATGAACCATTAGAAACAGTCGCTGACGCTCCTGTGGGTGAAATTACCCCACTATCGAAATATGCCTTTGAAGGAGTGGTCATCAAGCTTAATCACGATCACTTCCAGAAATGGTTGTCCCTCTACCAGAACATAGACCTCACCTATGAGCTGAAGAGACTTGATATCGAATTTACAGCTGATAAGCCAAAAAACTGGTTTATCACTGCAAGCCAAAAACTCAACTACCAGAACAAACAGCCGGGGCAGCGAGCGAGCAGAACTGGCAATCCTGATCTGGATTTCAACAACACTGACTGGGCCTATGGAGTGATGCCATGAAATCTATTGCAGAGCAGATGCACAACTTCGACCGCGAGCAGATGGGCCGTGTAGCACATAACCTGCCTGAACAGTACCAGGAGCGCGCGCCGGTTGAACAGGTGGCTCAGATATTCAACAAGCTATTCAGCGAGCTTAGAGCAGCGTTCCCGGCAAGCATGGCTAACTTTCGCAGCCAGGAGGATGTGAATGAGTTCCGCCGACAGTGGTTGCTAGCATTTCAGGAGAACGGGATCCACTCACTGGAGCAGGTTGATGCCGGAATGCGAGTGGCACGTCGCCAGGAGCGACCGTTCCTGCCATCGCCTGGTCAGTTCGTTGCATGGTGCAAACAGAGCGGTGGGGTACTGAATATCACGGTGGAAAACGTGATCGCCGAATACTGGGACTGGCGCAACCGTTCATTCGAGTTCACATCCAGTGAGCAATTCCCATGGTCTCAGCCGGTCATGTATCACGTCTGCGTAGAGCTTCGCCACCGCAGCACCGAACGCCAGTTAACGCATAGCGAGCTTGGACGTGAAGCCAGTGACTTGCTGGACATGTGGGAAAGGCGAGTTATCGATGGAAAGCCGATCCCCCCTGTGCGTAGAGCTATTGCGGCGCCAGCGGCAGATCTCGGTCCGACCCCAGCTCAAATACTGATGGCAAAGTACAAACGCAACAAAGCTAATGGAGCCGCATGATGGACAGCGTAAAGCAACGCATTCTTGATTACGTATCAGCTAACCAGCCAGACAAGGTTGATCTGATTTACAAGGAAGTCGGAATCAGTCGAAACCGCTACTACGAAGAGGCGAAAGAGCTTCGTTTCATGGGCAGATTGCGCAGCGTTCCTGGTATTGGCGTATTCCCCGGCGAAAAGGCGTTCCAGCAATGGCTGAAGAATGGCGGAGGCGAGTCCATCAGGCAGCGTGCCGTTGATGCTAACCAGAGTAGCCAGGTAGCAAAAGGCGTTATCAAGAAAGATAAAACCAATAGTGACGATCCGAAGATGTTCACCCCATACAACCCGGAGAATAACGGTGTTGTAGCGGAGTTCATGCAGAGTGATGCGAGAAAGAGACTGATGATGGTTTACGGGAGGGCTGGAGCATGAAAGAAGCACGTAACACGCGAGAAATCATTGAGCAGGAATATAACGAATTTCCCGAGACCATCCTCCACGCTGAACTATGCCGGGCATGTGCTCGCGTAGACGGTCGAAGCATCAAGCAGTCACTCAAGGCATTTGCTCTGGCACGTATCGAGAAGGTTGAGAGTAAGCCACTTAAAGGCGCACTGGAGCAGATGGCATCCAGCATGTTTCCAGAGACAGAGATAGCCCGTATCCGCGCCTGTGTAGGTCGCATGGAGTCGGCACTGGTTAAGACATTCGGAGTGAAGCGAGCATGACCTGCATTCGAATACCTAACGGAATTATCTGCACGTATCCAACTTACCGTTTGCGCCTTGAAGACGGAACCTGCGTTTTCATGTCATGGCATGACTACTGCGGGCCAGAGTTTTATCGAGACAAAAACGAACGTCGCTGGATTGATGAATGGTGGGAAAACCCACTCATTGTAAAGGCGCTCGATTGGTTTACCGGCAGAGGAAATCGCGCATGACTGAAGCCTACATAGCAGAGCTATCTGCAAGCGTGGCCGTGATAGTCGTCCTTTTTTATGCAATACGCAAAAACATCGATTAACAGGCCTGCTTAGCGGGCCTTTTTTATAAGGGTAGGATTATGAGTAACCGTGAAGAATTTGAATATGAAGCGGGGCAAGAATTAAAGCTTCCAGTATCAATTATTAAACAGGCCCGCATGGGGGATGGGTACGACCACGCTTTCGACAGCATGAACGTTATGCAGCCATTAAACCAATGGTGGCATTGGTGGCAAGCAGGGCGAGAAGGTATGGATAAAAAGTTCACAGACATGACAGTACAGCTCGCTAACGCCGAGAGCAAGTGCAGGGAGCTGGCGGCGGAGAATGTGGGACTGAAAAATTTCATTATCAAAGATTGTCATGTTGCACACATCGAGCCGGAAACTTTCTACGAAGAGGAGGTTACCCGTTACGTCAGCGCCGATGGTTACGAGCCAGAAACCCCAGCGACAGAAGCTTTCCTGGCTGAAGTGCGGGCGCAGGGTGTGGAGATGTTTGCTGAGCAAGCCGCTAAAAGTCTAAGCGGCGGCTACGTGATTGTTGCCAAAGAGTTCACTGCCCAACTTCGCAAAGGAGCCGCGCTATGAGCAAGTATTCTCACACCAAAGCGCGCATCGAGAAGAAATTTTCTAAAAACGCGAAAGAGCTACTGATTTCTCTGTTTCCGAGTCTATCTGGAAATGAGTTCTCTTTAGAAAGTGAATCATTCGAGTCGTATCACGGAACTGTTTACCACGATGAGTGGGTTATCTGGTTCGGCCCTGATTACTACGGTGAGAGCGATTACCACAGTTGCGAATGGTTGCTCTATTCATGGCTCATCGACAACACCACGGACTTTAGCGGGATCATGAAAGCTCATGAGGAGGCCGGTTGGTGCGTTCCTATTGATGAAACTCCTTTTTATTCACCTTGGCGCGGAGCCTCGCGCGCGGAAATTATCAGCCATTGCCGCGACTTGGTTCGTGCTGGCGTAACACTAGATCGCATGCGCTAAGGAGGCAGCCCAATGACAGCACTCAACAAACAGGCGCTGCGTGAAGCGGCAGAGAATGCTACGCCTGGTCGCATCGGAGACAGAATTGATGGCAGTGGCAGTATCAAATATCAGTGCTTCGGTAACGACGGCTCTTTGGTTCTGCAAACAGACCATAAAAATATGGAGTACGGATTTATTGGTGATAACGGTGACTCCGATGAGCTGTTCTTCAGGTTGTGCGACCCCGCCACCGTGCTGGCGCTGCTGGATGAACTGGAAGCCAAAGACTCAACCATCTCTACTCAGCAGCATGAAATACGGACACTGCTTAATGCT